CCTAGCTCCAACCGCAACAAATTCTGTCCATTGGTCTGGTTCTGCTGGTATGCTAAATACTGTACCTGTAACGGGCAATTTAGATAGTATTGTTTATGGATTGAGGCAGCACATCGTAAACGATGGAATTCAATTTTTGAATCAAACAAATCTTCATTCTACCACGTACTTCTGTAGAGCTTTGAATAGTGACTTTAATTATTCAACAAATCCTACATTTGTAGATTCAGATGGAAGAATTCTTCCTACGTCTGGAACCGACAATCAATCAAGAACATATCCTACAAAAATAGGCTTATATGATATTAACGACAATGTACTTGCTGTAGCTTCATTGAGTGAACCTGTGAAGAAAAGTCCAGATAGTGAGATCGTGACGAGAGTTCGATTAAGCTTTGGTTTTGCTCTAGCTGTTCTTGGTTCTATGTTTGTGGCTTCTTTGTTCAACGCTGGTTTGTTTATTGGTTAATTATTTTCTTTATACGAGATTAAACCAATAGCATACAAAGATTCTGAAATTAATAAGCTTAAATTTGTTGCTGCGATGGATTATTGCCAAAACAACAACATTCTTTTTAAAGTTATTACTCAAAAAGAACTAAATCAATTGGGTATTCTCTAATTATACTCAAATGTCTTTCTACAAATTTTCAGATGATGATATCATTAACGTTACAATTTCTACACATCCAAGGATTATTTCTGCGTTAAATGGCACTGTTGTTACTGGTAGCGTTTATTTAGAGAGACCATATCTCAATAATGCTTTAAAAAATAGAATTTTTCAAGGATTTTCTCAAAAAGAAGGCGGCCTCGTTGATAAGACAGGTTCACTTTCGGCTTCAATAGATTTTCAGACAGCAATTTCTGGTTCTACAAATAGTAATTTATGGCATTCCTTAAGAAATTCTACATATCCTTTTTATAGAATTATGAGCGAAGATTATGTTTTTAGTTATACTGGATCTTTGTCAACGACCGTTAGAGTGATTAATGTACCACAGATTTTTTATGACCGCGAAATATTGACTGGTTCTTTTACTGCTTCCGACGAAGATGCAGCTGGTACTACTAGATTTATTTATGATAATGGTCGTGGTGGTTTATATTCTGGATCGTTAACAGGAACTCTTGTTGGAAGTATTTTTTATTCAGAAGGACTTGTGGTCATAACAAAGGGCGATTTATCTGCTTTCGGTTCAGTATCTCCAGACAATTTTCAGTGGAAAGTTGAATTTAATGGAGTGCAAAATATTCCAGTTAAGATATTTAGATGCCGCGCGCCAGCAGGACAACTTAACGCTACAACAAATACTACCTTTTACATAAATGCTACCAGTGGTTCCTATAAAGGATTTCGTGAAATTGTTTCGTCTTCACTTTCTCCATATGTAACGACTATTGGCTTATTCAATAAACAATACGAACTTGTAGCCGTCGCAAAGACAAGTCAGCCCATTAAAAAATCCATAAATGATGATATAATGTTTAAATTAAAATGGGACTGGTAATTTTATGATAGTGGGAATGGATATTTCTACTGCTTGTACTGGCATTTGTCTTTTAAATGACGACGGAACATTTCATTCTGTTCATCATGTAGAACTAAAAAAAGAGAAATCCTTTTATAAAAAGGTTGATATGGTTGTGAAATGTCTCCGAGATTTAGATCTTGAAGCCAATAAAACAAAGTTTTATGTTGAGGAACCGCTCATGATGTTCAAGTTTAAAGCATCTATGGCTAAGACAATTTCTCTTTTACAGCGCTTTAATGCAGCTGTGTGTTTTTCAATTTATAAAACATATCAGAATGCCGAACCAAAATTAATTAATGTCCTAAGGGCAAGGAACGTCCTTGGAATACATATTCCAAAGGGAGTCAAGAAGAAGTTTGCCAAACAATACATATTTGAACACATAAGAGCGCTTGGAGTCATACCAGATTCACATTGGGTGTATAAAAAGACAGGCAAACCCAAGGATTGGGTGTATGACGAATGTGACGCAACAGTAATCGCATTTTGCGCATTTAAGACAATAAGTGAAACGGTAGATATCAGAGGGAAAATCTAGATTATGAAAAAGATAATTAAAAAGAAAAAAATGGATTATCTGCCAGTTGATGTTAAAATTGGTCCATATGAGCAATTTAATATTGACTTTGAGCTGTTAGATGATGTAAAATGTGAGTGCGGCGCAGAGAAGACTTATGGTAAAGACGCTACACATGTTGATTATTGTCCGAAATATAAGAAGAGTTGATGATATCGTCTGAAATTGACTTTCTAGAAAAAATTTTTGGTAAAGGTCAATATTTTCACTCTCAAAAAGAGCTTGAAATATATTGTTGTTGGTGTTTTCATCACAAGAAAAAGCTTTCTTTAAATCTTGAAACTCATGTTTGGAAGTGTTGGGTATGTAACCGCGCGGGTCGTGGATTTATTCCTTTAATTAAGAAAGTTGGCACATATACCGATGTTAAAGAGTACATAGAAAAGTTTAAGCCTGAATATCTAAAAGAAGAAGACACAACTACAGAGCAAGAATCTTTTAAAATATCTTTTCCGAAAGAATATATTCCTCTCGTTAATTGTTGTGATACACTGTACGGAAAGAGAGCGTATGAATACTTAAATAATCGTGGCGTATCAAATGATGAAATCTTGTTTTATAAGATGGGTACAGCCTTTGATGGCAGATATAGAGGCAGAATCATTCTTCCTTCTTTTGATAAAGAGGGCAGTTTGAATTTTTTTACGGCGAGATCAATAGGAAAATCTACTTTTCCATATATTAATGCCGAGGTCCCAAGGGGCTATAGAAAACAAGTTGTTTTTAATGAACTCTATATTGATTGGGATAAGCCAGTAGTTCTTACTGAAGGCTTCTTTGACGCGATTAAAGCTAAAAATTCTATTCCAATTTTTGGTAGCATATTAGACCAAAATTATATGGTTTTTCAAAATATAGTCAAAAATCGGAAACCTGTTTATCTGGCTTTGGATCCTGATGCGATAAAGAAATCTCGGTGGATTTCTGAATTGTTTTTGAGCTACGACATGGAAGTCTATTTTGTGGATGTATCTCCGTTTAAGGATGTTGGCGAAATGACATCTAATGATTTTCAAACAAGGTACGATAACGCACGATTTATGAATAAAAAAAGTTTGTTTATAGACAGACTAAGGGCATTATAATGGAATATTTTTTAATATCGTCTGTTTTGATATTCTTTGCAACTTTGTTCGCTTTTTTGTATAGATTAATGAAGTCTTTTTCGTCTTTTCCTGTGCTTGTGCAAGACATACAAAGACAACTATTTGAGGTTTCAAAAATATCAAATTTATTGGTAAATCCCGCTGGGCTTAAAACAATAGGAGAGAAAAATCTTGAATTTTTATTGCAGGATATTTTGCCAAAAGAATATGTTCTAGTACAGCATGAAATACCTGGCATTGGAATAGTGGATACAGCGTTAAAGTTTAACGATAGGATACTTCCAATAGATTCTAAATTTCCAAAATATAATGAAAATAAAAAAGAATTTGAGCGGGCGATAAAAGACAGAATAAAAGAAGCGTCTAAATATGCTGTTCCAAATAAAGGAACTACTGATTTTGTTTTGATGTTTGTTTGTTCGGAACTGATTTATAATAAAGCGTTTATAGAAAATGATGATCTATTAAAGTTTGCCTGGCTCAATAATGTAATTCCAGTTAGTCCTGGGATGCTTTATCCATATTTGGTTGTCATCTCAGATCTTAAATTAAAAGATAATCTTGATGGTAAAGATGTGGTAGATAACATTAAGGTACTTTATAAAGATTTTGAAGAAATAAAAACATCACTGAACAGAGCAAACAAACAGTCAAGAGATTCTATAAATAATATTGAGGCTTCCTTGCTAAAAATGTCTGATTCTGTAAATTTATTAAAGAAAATGGTTGGACTGTAAATATTTAATAGACGGAGAAATATGTAATGAAATTGAGATGGATAAAAAACAGTGCATGCGAACCCGACGCCATGTTAACTTTTGCTATGATCGGATTTATTGTTGTTTCTTTGAGTGTTCTGCTTTCTATGTTTGACACTATTCATTTTCGTAATTTGTCTCTAGATATAGTGGCTCCAAGCGAAACCCTTTTGCTTGGCTATTTGGCTTCAACATTTGGGAGCTACGTTGTTAGGAGAAACAAGAAGGATCAATTATGTTCTGACGAATCCATAGAGCAGATGAAGAGTGGAATTCTTCCTGCCGATGACGATAAACCTAGTGGAGAGTAAAATGTATAAATATTTGAGTATTGTTTTGTTTTTTGGGTTGCTTACGATGGGCGGTTTCTATTTGTATCAAAGACACGAAAATGCGTCTGTTAAAAAAGCATTAAATAATCAAATAGCCACACTAGAGGGCACGATAAAAGAGACAGAAACTGTATATTCCGCTCGTGGAGTTGAATTAGAAGATATAAAATCTGACAATAGTGAACTTCAACAAAAAATCAAAGATAGAGATGAAAAAATATTTTCACTATCTGAGGTTAATCTTAAGCTTAAGAATCAAGTTTTTAAATTAACAAATGCTAGTGAATCAACAGAAGGAACTGGTGACAATATTCGTCATAGAGTTGATTTTGACACGCAAAAACAAGTAAATTTATCCAACGTAACAGAAAGCTACCTAAGAGTGTATGGGCATACACTTACTAATCCACCATACGCAGAGGTCTCTTTAGAATGGCTTAGAGATTTGAAGCTAAATTTTGTTCTTACTAAAAACAATGACGATACATACAGATTATATGTAGATTCAGGAACATCAGATATTGTCCCGTCCAAAGTCACTCTGAAGGTTGATCCAAGTCTTTTTGATAGAAAATGGTACCAGAAGGTAGCTATTGGTACCGACATTCTTATCGGACCGCGCATATTGAATAGCCTTAAGTTAACATACGATGTAGATAAGTTTTACATTGGTCCAGTTGTTATGATAGGATACAATAATGATTCTATTTATAAATTTTATGGAATTTCGGCAGGATATTATCCTTTTAAATAATGGACTATTATTGTAAAGATTGCTTAGAAAGTACCTCTGGGACATGTTGGCGGCATTCAGCAGGATTTTATATGGATTATACATCTTTTGCGGAAAGAAAGCCACACACATGTCCCGTGTGCAGTGGTACAGGGATTGTAAGTAGACCTCCTTGGGTCGCTGGCGATATAAAGGAATGGACAGACAGCGCAAATAATACATATCCATGCAAAGTATGTGATGGTAAAGGAGTAATTTGGGGATGAGATATAAGTTATTTTTATTGCTTAGGTGGTTTGGAAGGGTAGTTTATAGGGTTTGTTCTTGGCTTTCAAATAAGGTATATCAGGTTCCAAAGTCAAAATCTGATAAATCTGTTAAGACATTATCCTCTCAAGAATTGTCGGCTGTTTGTTATGAACCAAAAAGAAAATTTCGATGGATTTTGAACATTGATGGTTTGCCTCCGTTTGTTGTTTGCAAAACGAATAGACCTTGGCTGGGACCAAATTCTGCCAAACAATTATCTGTGCAAGTTTATGATCCGATTGAGCCTTCTTCTGCTAAAGTATTTTGGCAATGGTCTAAAGAAAGAAAATTAAGAACCGCAACGCTTCAATTATTAGATCCTGTTGGAGCAATCATTGAAGAATGGAAATATATTGGATTGTCTATTTCTTACGTTGATATGGGCGAATTAGATTATACCAGTCCAGATCCTGTGAAGATTTCTCTTTGGGCGGACTATAAATCTGTGGAGCTAGTAGATGCGGGAACCAAGAAAGGGATATGAATGGGTCGCCTGTAGCGACGGAACTGGATTTTGGTCCAAGGTAAGAGGGAACTCTCACAAACATAAACGTGATCTTTTTTGCGCCCATTGCGGAAAACCCACTGGCGAAGTAGATAATCAATATCTTGAAGACTATGGTTTTTGTTGGGAATGTTTTACTTTGAATGTTGATTCTAGAAATGTACCAACAATAAATATAGAATATTATCGTAACTTAAAGAAAAGCTAATATTTCTCCCAAAAAACAAGAATAACATTTTTAGGAATTCTATATATTGGTATAGGTTTCTAAGTTTTATTGTTTTTAGGGGAAAATTATGCCAAAAGTTCTAAGTTACGAAGATAAAAAATATGATCGAAAAAAGGCTATTTATGATGTAATAATTCAAATTGTTGAAGATTTGAAATATGAAGGCAACAGTATGCATGGCTGGAATCGCCCTGCTCAAGAAGCTCAAGGATTAACTGCAAAGCTTATTGGAAATGATAATTTAGAACTTATTTATCATAGATATGAGGTAACTACAGTTGAAGGTCTTGCTCGTAGTGAACGAGATGGCTATATATTTCTTGATAATGTTGTAAAAGAAATCAAAAAAAGATTTAAGAAATATACGAAAAAGACACTAAAATTACAAAAGGTTCAAGAGAGTCAAGCAATTGACAAGGTATCAAGAATCCAATCAGATACTTCTTGGATGCTTGGATCAAGTCGTTATGGTTATGGCCAGCGTCCTGTTGGCCGTTATCTTTTGAGAGATCGCTGCGTATATAGCATGGATTGCGATTTACTGGAACAGTAAGTGTAATGCATGTCAGCAAAATTATCAAAAAATGAACTTATTAAGGAAATAATTCATTGCGGCAGAGATCCAGTTCATTTTATACGTAATTACGCCAAAATTCAACATCCTACCAAAGGTCTGATCCCTTTCGATCTCTATCTTTATCAGGAAGACATTGTTAAAGGATTTCTTTCTCACAGAAAGAATGTTATATTAAAAGCCCGTCAGGTGGGAGTGACCACGATCACGGCTGCATATATTTCTTGGTTAATTCTTTTTCACAGAGATAAAGACGTTCTTATCGTTTCTACAAAACTGGATACATCTAAGGGTGTAATTAGAATTATAAGAAATATTTTTAAATATATTCCAAAATGGATGATAGACGTAGGAAGAATAAAACTAGACAACAGACATTCAATTGAGTTAGAGAATGGCTCTAGAGTTACTTCTGTTTCTAAATCTAAAGATGTAGGTCGTTCTTCTGCACTTTCACTTCTGGTCGTAGACGAATGTGCTATTATTGAAGATTTTGATGAAATTTGGACAGGTCTTTCTCCTACTGTTTCTACTGGTGGTTCTATTGTTTTGATGAGTTCTCCTAAAGGTACTGGAAATGAATTTCATAAAATTTATGAGAGTGCAAAACTAGGAGAAAATGGTTTTAATTGTAAGTTTGGAACTTACACAAATCCAAGAAATCCAAACGAAGTTTATGATGATAGATTTATGTGGTGGGTCAGACCAGACTATGATGAAGTTTGGTTTGCCACGGAAACGAGGGACAAATCACCGAGAGACATCGCACAGGAATATAATTGCAACTTTAATGCATCTGGAGATACATTTATTTATCATGAAGATATAGCAAAACTAGAAACATTTGTATCTGAACCAAAAAGATTTTTTAATACCGACAGAAATGTGTGGATTTGGGAAGAACCTCAAAAAGTTGGCACATATTTGATCCCTTGCGATGTATCTAGAGGTGATTCAAGGGACTATTCTGCGTTTCATGTTTTGAGATTAGATGTTTGCCCGATTAGACAAGTCGCCGAGTATAAAGGAAAAATAAGACCAGATCAATTGGGCACTTTATTAATTTCCGTTTCCCAATTTTATAATAATGCTACACTAGCTCCAGAAAACAATTCTGGATGGTCTGGGCAGACAATATTGAAGATTGAAGAAGCCCAACATCCTTTTTTGTATTATTCCAGAAGAAGAAAATCAAAGGAAAAAGATGCAACACCTGTAGATCCATATTATGCGGCAACAAGAAACGATTATCTTCCTGGATATTCAGTTACTTCTGCCAACCGATTGCCAATGCTGGCGAAACTTGAACAATATGTTCGTATGGGCGATATTGAAATACACTCTCCAAGGCTTTTAGAAGAGTTTAAAACCTTTATTATTACTGACGATAATAGACCAGAAGCTATGCGAGGATATAATGACGACCTAGTTATGGCTATGGCAGGTGGATTTTGGGTGCGAGAGGAAGGCTTTATGTATACTTATAGAAGTGACGAAATGACAAAAGCTATGATTAATGGTTTGTCTGTTTCTAATGGTAAAACAAAAAACTTTTCAGATTTTAATTTTAATCAAGCAGGTATACACAGTCGTGGCCGCGTTGTTGAACACATGCAGGAACAGAATAAAATACGATTGGCAGACGGAAGCGAAATGGACCTGAATTGGCTCCTCACGAGTGGATAAGGAAACAATAAATGGCTGACAAAGTTGATTTAAAAAAATATTATGATGACTTAAATAAACTTTTTAAGTCTGGTCCTCTTATTAAACATAGGGTAGCAAATAAAATTGCTGCTCCTGGCGAAGTCGGTGTTCCTGTTGGTACTGCTCGTGCATTTTTAAGACACGTAAATAATGCATATACTAGCGCTCTTGCTTCATATGGTCAGTACAATAGATTAGCTAGATATTCAGACTACAATGAAATGGAATCAATGGCAGAAATTAATTCTGCGATGAATCTTTATGCTGAAGAAGTTTGTTCTAAGGGTGAACATGGTGAGATTTTAAAAATTGATTCTTCAAATGTTCAAATTAGAGAAGCATTAAATGTTCTTTTTTATGATGTATTAAATATAGAATTTAATGCATTTAGTTGGGTTCGCAATCTTTGTAAATATGGTGATCAATTTTTGCTTGTAGACCACCATCCTGATTATGGTGTTCTTAATGTTCTCCCCATGCCCGTTAATGAAATTGAACGAGAAGAAGGCTATGATAAAAATGATCCTATGGCATATAGATATCGTTGGATTACGCAAGGAAATAGAGTGTTAGAAAGATGGCAAGTTATTCATTTTAGACTTCTTGCTAATGATAATTTTCTTCCTTATGGCAGCTCTATTTTAGAACCTGCTCGTAGAGTTTGGAGACAACTCATTTTGATGGAAGATGCAATTATGGTTTATCGTATTGTGCGATCTCCAGAACGAAGAGTTTTTAAAATTGGTGTGGGTAATATTGCACCTCAAGACGTACCTGCTTATATGGAAAAAGCAAAAACGCAACTAAAAAGGAATCAAATTGTTGATACAACCACTGGAAGAGTTGATTTAAGATACAACCCAATGTCAACGGACGAAGATTATTTTATACCAGTCCGTGGTGAAGGCGATGGTACAACAATTGATACACTAGCTGGTGGCCAGTTTACTGGCGATATTGATGATCTTATTTATATCCAAAATAAGCTTTTTGCAGCTCTAAAGGTTCCAAAGAGCTATCTTGGCTACGAAGGTGATATTAATGCCAAATCTACCCTCTCGCAAGAAGATGTACGTTTTGCTAGAACAATTCAACATATTCAAAGAATCTTTATCCAAGAATTAAACAAAATTGCCATTATTCATCTTTATTCTATGGGCTTTAAAGGTGAAGATGTTGTTAATTTTGAAATTTCAATGGCAAATCCTTCAACAATTGCTGAAATGCAACGATTGGAGCTTTGGAGAACTAAATTTGAAGTTTCATCCATCGCTCAGGAAGGAATGTTTGATAAATATTTTGTTTATTCTAAGCTCTTTAGGCTTTCCGACGAAGAAATCGCTGGCATTGAAGAAGGCAAGAGAAAGGATAGGTTGCTTGATTTAGAAATTGAATCTATCCAAGCTCCTAACATTCCACCAGAGACCGAGATTCCACCAGAAGAACAAGCTCCCGAAGCTGGACTTCCTCCTGCCCCTGGTGAAGAAGGGACGCCTCCAGTTGAACCTGCTGGTTTAGATACGGCAGCTAAAGATCCAAATAAGCAGATTGGAGCACCAAATGAACTTGTAAAGGTTAAAAAAGCTGGTCTAGAACGAGGAACATTTCCGAATCTTCACAATTATGCATTTAACTACAAAAAGACATCCATGGATCCAAAAAGAAATTATAGTGAGTTAACAAGAGGAGTAAAGGTACCATTTGGAGAGGATTATGATGCTGAAGAACAGCTTTTTAAAGCCCGTGCTGTTCAATTAAAGAAATTTGCGGAAGATTTAGCTAAAGTGGACGAATTAAAAGCCTCGCACGATAAAAAGACGAAAAAGGTAGTTTTAGGATAATTTTTTATATTTATTAAATAAAAAGGGGAATATCCTTTAATGGGCAAATTAAGTAAGAATTTTAGGACAAACAAGAAGCGCAATTCAGGTCTTGTATATGAGATGCTTGTATATCACATTTCTAGATGCCTTGTTGAAGGCAAAAAGGTCGATGCCCAAAAAACTGTTGCTATATCTAAGAAGTATTTTGCTGAAGGTTGTCCATTGCGCCAAGAATTAGATTTATTTAGTGCGGTTCTCAAGACAAATGTAAAGAGTAGAGATTCCGCTCAAAAAATCATAGATTCTATATGTAATACTTCTTCTACTATGAACTCTAGGGCTTTGGACGAGCAGAAAAGCAGGCTAATAAAGGACATAAACTATACATTTAATCAAGAATCTTTTTATGATTATAAGATTCCAAACTACACAATATATGCCTCCGTGCAAACACTATTAAACGAGGCGAGAAACAAGAAAAAAAGTTTAAGTGTTGCAGATAGAGTAAAAATTGAAGAAAGTGTTTGTGATTATTTAACAAAAGAGAATAAACCAAAGGATGATCCTTTGAAAATAAACCCAAATTATAGCAATGCTGTTTATAATTTCTTAATGAAAAGATTCCATAATAAATACGAAGGAAAATTAAACGAGTCTCAGAAAAGATTGCTTACAAAGTACGCAGTATATTTAATCTCTAACAGACAAGATCCATTGAAAGAATTTATTTTAAAAGAAGTTGATAGAATTAAAAATAGTCTTTTAATTATAAGGGATGAATCCATCAATAAAGACTCTGATCTTATGAATAAAATTTCTGAATGTCGCAAAAAATTCTATTCTTTTTCTTTGGAAAACATTACGGAACAAAAAATATTAGAAGTTTTGCAATATATGCGATTAATAGAAGAGCTGGACAGTTAAGAGGTCAAGTTATAATGGATTTGTATACTATAAAAGTTGGTCCAAAAACTGTTGCTGATAGATTATCGTTGGATAAAGCTAAACAACTTCTTCCAAAGTATGGACCAAATGCACAACTTATCGGACCATGGTCTTCAGGTCCGCAGCCGCTAAAACAAAGATTTAAAAAAGAATCTTCTGTAGCTGGAAACATAAAAGGTTTTCAGTCTCCTATTGGTTTACGTATTTTTCGTAGAAAAAAAATGACTAATCCTAGCAAGCCATATGATGAATCAAAGAATTTTGAAAATCTTGTTACGTTGTCTGCTCTAAACAATCAGGATATTAGTGAAGTTGTCCAAAAAATTGGTAATCGTTGGGTAGTTGTTGATGACAAGACAGGTGCGAGACGTGGATCTTATGATTCCCGAGAAAAGGCTTGGGAAAAACAAAGAATGCTTAGAAAGCAAGCCAAACAAGAACGAAAATCTCACAGTGCAAAAAAATTTAAAGCCAAGAAGGCCCATACAGCTCCAAAGCCTCATACTGCACCTCACGCTAAGAAAGCCCCAAAACCTCGCGTTAGCAAGGAACAAATTTTGAGACAGGTTAAGGACGTTTTTGCGTCGGTATTAAAAGAAGCTAGTATGATCTCTTATGTTTTTCAACAACCATCAATTTCTGAAGAATCTATGATGTGGGAAAGATTCATTTCTAGGCTTTCTCAAGAAACGGTTATGTCTGATCCAAAATTAAAATTGGTGCTTAATTCTATTGCTAAAACTGAAGCAAAAGTATTAGGTTCTGCCGTGAATTCTATTGCTGGACTCCTAGGAGAAACAGGAGCTTTTTCTGTTGATAAGAAGGGTGTTGATCAAGATGAAAATGGTGATGTGGTTATGAGTTTTGATGTCAACATGAACGAAAGCGGCAAAAGACTTCCTTTTGCTGTGAAATTAGAAAACGGAAGACCATTGATCCTTTTCCCAGAAGAAACCCGCCGTACTCTCAATTCAATGGGGACAGATGAAAGCAAGCTTCTTCGTGCTGAAACTATGCACATACAGGAAACGGTTTTAGATAATATGCACGACGTAGTTGAGGCAACAAAGAATCGAGATAACTATTTAAAAAATATGCAAGAAAAAATAACAAAGACAGTAGATAGTATGGGGCCTTTAGAAGTGGCATTGTTAAAATATCTTTTAAAGGGGCAGAACAGAGGAGCTAGATAAGAAAATGAGTGAAAATTTTAAGACAATTGCAAAAAGCTTAGCTTTTGGCAAACTTAGTGAAGTTGAACTTCCAACGAAGAGAGTTGACAATAGAAGGTTAACTGTTGATGAAATTAAGGAATATATTCAGGAAGAATTTGGCAAAATTAAGGATGTTAAGAAGGTAAAAGCAAAAGAATTACCCAAAGGCTGGGGAGATGCGGAGCTAAGCAAGGAAATTGACTGGATCAAGACCCTAGATCTTAAAGAATATTTTGATAAATAATTTTAAATATGACATAAGAACTACAAAGAGGTTCTAAAATGGCTAAAGTAATAAGAGAGTATATAGACTTAAAATACGACAAAAATGTTGTTAAAGAATCTATAGATAAAAAGGTCCCTATTGTTCTTAAGGCCATTTTACAAAGGGCTGATGCTGTGAATCAAAATCATAGAATTTATCCAAAATCCATTCTTGAAAGAGAAGTTAACAATTACCAGAAGGCCGTCGCAGAAGGCAGAGCTACAGGTGAATGTGACCATCCTGACTCTTCTATTGTTTCCTTAAGTAATGTTTCGCATGTTATTCGTGAAATTGGCTGGTCTGGAAATGATGTCGTAGGTGTTGTTGAAATTTTGAATACACCAAAGGGTAAAATTATTCAAAATCTTATGGAAGCTGGTGTTAAAATTGGCATATCTTCACGTTGTATTGGCGAGACAGCGAAAACCAACGAAGGCTATGATCAAGTTGATGAATCACTTTTGCTTGTTGCATTTGATCTCGTGAGTGAACCAAGCACGCAAAATGCATGGCTTCATGAAAACAAACATATTGATGTTTTGGACATTAGAAAACTTGTTCCAAAAATAGATCGCGTAAACCGCGTCGTAAATGAAATATTGAAAGGTTATGATAAGTAAATGAAATTTGGAATAATTTATAAAGTCAGCAATGTGACCAACGGTGAGGTTTATATTGGTCAAACTATTACGACCTTAAATAGGAGAAAGCAAGCACATTATTATAAAATTTTATATTTAAAAGATAATACAAAACTTTATAACGCCATTAGAAAGTATGGTTTTGATAATTTTAAATGGGAAGTGATCTATAAAGATATTCCAGGAAATATGCTCAATATTGCCGAAATATGTGCGATTTACGTAAATGATTCATATGACAATGGATACAATTGCACATTTGGTGGTGATGAAAATCCTGCGACAAGACCAGAAATCCAAAAAAAAATGTCTGAAAATCATTTTACCAAAAGACTGAATGGCAAAGATCACCCCAAAAAAGGAAAAAAACTAACAGAAGTATCCAAAAAATTGATGTCTGATAATCATTGGACAAAAAGACCAGACGCCGACAAAATAAAGGCCAAGATTAACGAATCATATAAAACATGGTTAGATGGTGGTGGAAGAAAAATTATTTCACAAAAAACCAAAGAAGGCATGAATAATGTTGAAGTAAGAAAAAAATGTTCATATTGGACCAAAGATAAAGTAACTGACGAGAAAAGAGAAAATCACAAGAACGCTGCATTAAAATTATGGCAAGATGGCGATTACAGAAAAAGAATTTCTGAATCTATTAAAAATAGTTGGCATCGTCGGAGGAATAAACAATGCCAATAGCAACAGGTAGCGCAGGCAGTTCATATTTTTATCCCGTAGCACAAGTTCCTGTATCAAGTTACAAGACGGTCGTCATTCGTGGTATAGGATCACCTCCTAGCACCGCAGCAGGTGCAGGACATCTTTATATTCTATCGTCATCAAATGATCTTTATTATAAGGACGCAGACGGAAATGAGATTGTTCTTGGATCTGGTGGTGGCTCTGGTGAAAATGTTTTTGATAATGTCTACGTGTCTTCTTCACTTCTTGTAAAAGGTGATTCTGTTCTTTCTGGAAATGTTGTTGTTGGCGGACAACTCTATGATTTAAATTCAAATCTCATTCTTTCATCATCTGTTGGCTCAATTATTGCCGCATCTGGATCAATTGATTTTCCAAACACAGATAAAAATTATCATATTCGTGCAGTAAATTCGCATCTCATCCTTAGCTCATCTGCTGGATCTATTATTATCATAAGTGGATCACAGATTAAACTTCCTGCTGATGGTGCCACATTGCAAATGGGTCCAAATGCATCTTGGGTAACTTCTGGCGGATCTACAACCCTTACATCTGCTGGCAATGGTGCATTTACGTTGGTTGAAAACAGTGCAGGCGGCGGTGGAATTGTTCTTAGAGCAAACTTTTATAAGATTGCAAATAGAGCAAATACCGTAGACTTTCTTACAATTACTAGTTCTTTGGGTAACGCAAGCGTTGCGATATCAGGTGGAGTAAGTTTTGTTAAAGATGCGCTCGCTTATGATATCACATCAAACAAAGGACATCTCATATTGTCATCTTCTGTTGGTTCTGTTGTTGCAATGTCCGCTTCACATGACCTTGTAAATGTTGATAAGACATACCATATCAGGGCAGTCAATGGTAACCTTATCTTGAGTTCAAGTGCTGGTAGCATTGTAGCGTTGAGCAGCAATCTATATTTTCCTGTTGACGCGCCGTCTGTTAGTGCACATATTGTGGCGAATAATTCACATCTTATCTTGAGTTCAAGTGTTGGGTCAAAAGTCAGAATAAGCGGAACTGTTTCAATTGGTGAGACAGCAGGAAGCAATGACACAATAACTATAAGCCACAATGGTACTTCAGGATTTATTGTTGGTGATTCTGGAGCGATGTT